AAAGTTATACAACTAAAACAAAAAAGATATAATGGTGGTGCTAGGAATGAAGCATACTTACATTTAAGCGAAGACGTTGACTATGTATGGTATGTAGATAGCGACGACTGGCTACTTGATAATCAAGTATTGGATAAGATAAATGATAGATTACAAACTAGACCTGACGTGCTATTTGTTGGATTGTCGCAATATAAGAACAATAGAACCTTACCATCATTTATACCACAATATAAAGACAAATACGAAGCAATAAAAGGTTGGAGTGGTAGCTGTGCTTGTGTAATAAAAAAATCACTAGCAACTAGGCAAGAATGCCTTTATAATGAGGGAACATTAAAAGAAGATAAAAACCATCATTGTAAGATATGTATTTATATGAACTCATTTTCAACATTAAGAGAAGGGGTTTATGTATGGAATAGACAAAATCCTAAATCAACAACAACTGATAGAGAAAATATAATGTGGAAGACTAGCACTATAAGACATTTAGCAGATACAAAAGAATTAGCCTTGCGTGTAAAAGGTAGAGATCAAAAAATAGACCAATACCTAGAAAGTAGATTAAAGTTATGTGAAGAGGAAGTAAGAAAAGGTGGAGATAGTCAATGGTAAAGTTATCTATTATAATTCCCCACTATAATACATACGATTTGACTTGCGAATTAATGGAAGAATTAAGAAGACAATATACTAATGAAATTGAGATTATAATTATAGACGATAGCAACGAATTAAGACTAGACCAGTATAAAGACATTTCAAAAATAATTCATAATGATAAAAGGCAAGGCTTGTCAAAAGCAAGAAACATAGGAATAGATAACACCATAGGAGAATATGTAGCATTTATAGATAGCGACGATATGATTTCCCCTGATTATGTAAAGACTTTATTACAAGCAATAGAAATACATAAAGAAGACATAATAGTATTTAATTGGAAAGATAAAAATACTGGTGCAATATGTTACCACCCAGAAAATTACGCAGTATGGAAGGCAATTTATAAAAGAGAAACTTTACCATATTTCAATAATGATTTATGGTATAACGAAGATGTATTCTTTCAAGAAGAGTTAGATAAAAGAAACTTAACAAAAACATTTATAAATGGCATTTTATATTATTATAATTCTAACAGAATAGGTAGTAATTTTTGGGAAAGAAATAACGAAAGGAAAAAGAATATGGTAAAAGTAGAAGTAATACAACCATTTACATTAAGTAGATTTGAAGAGATATTAGACCTAGAAAGAAAAAACATAGATAAATATGGAGAATTATTTGTAGGAGATACATTCTATTGTGAAAAAGATTTAGCCGATTATTTACTAGGCGAAAATGCCCTTAAAAAACCTTTTGTAAAAGTAATAGAAATTATACCTAAAAGCAAGAAATAACTTGCTTTTTTATATGGAGGATTTTGTGTTTTTTAAATGTAGTAGTAATATTTATGCGACCTCATAAGAGGAATATCAATTTTCACGAGTTCGTGGCTCGTAAAACTAACGATAAAAGGAGATATTATGCAAAGAGAAGATTTGGAGTTTTTGGAAAAAGAACAAGTTGAAAAGGTTATGGCTTTATATGGTAAAGCAATGACTAAAAAGGATAAGGAAGTAGAAACACTTACTAAAGAAAAAGAAGAATTAACCAGTAAGGTTGAAACTTACGAAACTAAAATCAATGAGTTTAATGAGAACGCCAAAGACAATGCCGACTGGAAACTAAAATATGAAGAGTTGCAAACTTCAATTAAAGAACAGGAAGCAAAACTTAAAGCCGAAGAAGAAGATAAAATCTTAACTGATAAGATAAACACTTTATTCGAAGGCAAAACATTTACTAGCGACTATGCAAGAAATGGTCTTTTAAATGATATTAAGACAGGAATTAATAATCCTGAAAACAAAGGCAAAGGTATTGAAGATTTATTTAATGAATTAACTAAAGATAAAGATGGTATATTTGCTAATCCAAATCAATTAAAAGATATGGAAGGTATGGGAGATAGTGAACAAAATAACGCTAAACAAATACCAACGATTTGGTAAAAAGGAAGGAATGATTAAAAAATGGCAAGATTAGACGCATTAAGTATTAAAATGACTGATGGTTCTACTGCAGAAAAATTAGCAGAAGAATACGGAAAAGTTATTGATAACTTACAACACATTACACTAGCTTCAAGATTAAAAAATACTGATTTATCAGGAGATCCTACAAGTGGAACTATTGAAGCTAAAAGATTTGTAAATATTACAGGTCAAGCATATGGAACTGCAAGAGGACACGGATACGCAGACAAAATCAAAGCAGACCCAGTAGTAATCGCATTAAACGACAATACAGAATATTTAGAAGAAGTTGAAGAGAAAGACTTAAGAACTTACGGAGTAGATGGATTAATTGAAAGAAGAACACAAAACCATCAAAACGCATTAGCAGTAGAATTAGATACAAAGTTCTTTGCAGAAGCAGTTAACCAAGGAACTTCATTTACTCCAACAGGAACTCCAACTATTGACGACGAAATCGAAGAAGCAATTCAAACAATTGAAACTACTAAAAACAATTTTGTTAATGGAGTTCCAAGAAATATGATAGAAGTTGTTATGAGCCCATTATATTATGGAAAATTAAGAAACAAAATCAACTCAATTTCTAACTCAAATAATTTAGGAGTAGTTCCTAACTACGAGCAAGGAACATTCAATAACGTAAATGTTTATTCAAATGTATTCTTACCAAATGGAATAAATTATGTTGTTATGGTTAAAGGTGCAGTAGCACAACCAGTTATGACTTCAATTTATAATCCTGCAAAAATCGAATTAAGCGACGCTATTGGATTTGGTTTATTTGCTTACAAAGGAACTAAAGCAGTTACTCCAGATTTAATTATCTATAACGGAACACCTGCTAGCTTATAATATAAAGGAGGGCATATATGGAATATAGTGGACAATACCTAACATATGAAGAATACAAAGGACTAGGTGGCACTTTAGACCTAATGCCTTTTAACTTATTAGAATTAGAAGCAAGAAGAAAAATCGATATAAGAACACAAAATAGATTAGTTAATAGTGAAGATATACCAGAAGTTGTAAAAGTATGTATGTTTAAATTGATAAATAGTATTCAAAGTTATAATGGTTCTAGTAACATATCTAATGTAGGGAAAGTTGCTAGTGAAACCATAGATGGTTATTCAATAAGTTATATGACACCAAGCCAAATGAGTGAAATTATAAAATCAAAAAGTCAAGAACTAGACGATATTATAAGAACTTATTTATTGGGTTATGTATATAACGGAGAACATTTGCTATACGTAGGTGTTAAATGATAACTAATTCAAGTGTAACTATTTATCATATGAGTGGATTAGACATATCTACTAATTATGAGATTTGGACTAGATATAATTATGATAATGTATGGTTCTTTGGTGGAAAGGGTGCAGGAATTAACAAAGGATATGACAATGCCAATGATGTCCAAGTTAGAATACCTTATTCTAAAAATGATGGACTAGATTTTGGAAACTTCTCAATAGGCGATATTGTAGTTAAAGGCACTCTTTCACAGGACATACAAACACGCCAAGATTTAGGCGAAGATATTTATACAATAACTAGTTTAAATAACAATAATTTTGGTAATAATCCACATATACGTATTGGTGGTAAATGAGTGTAAAAATGAAACCTACTGGGGTTATTAAAGCTAGGCTAGGAATTGACCCTGGGGGGGACGTCCAAAGGTTCTTTACTCATACGTGTAGAATGAAGATGGAAGAATTTGTTCCCTATGGAACAAGTGCTTACCATTTAAGAGAAAACGTAGAAGAAGGAAAGGACTATATCAAATATAAAAGTCCATATGCCCATTATATGTATATGGGAATACTATATGTTGACCCTGAAACAAAAAGCTCTTGGGCAAGGAAAGATGTAACAAAAATACCAACAAATAGGTCATTAACGTATCATACTCCTGGAACTGGAGCATACTGGGATAAAAGAATGGTAAGTGCCAAAATGGACGAGGTCTTACAAGAAGTTGAAGACTATATTAGGAGGAGATAATGAGAATAGAAGAATTAAGGAGTTATTTATTTGAGGTTTTAAACTCTCTTACTCAAAAAGTTAACCAAATAAACGCTAATATGTTATCTAATAAAATAGATAATTATTCACTAGACAAAATCCCAACTGATACAGAAGTAGAAAAATGGATTACTGGAGACGCAATTCATAAAGACATTTATTCATTTAGGAGTAGATTAGCATATAGTCAAGACACTATTAATAATTTAAAAAACATAGGTTTTTTTGAAGATTTTGAAGATAAAATTAAATCTAATAATAAAGAAGGCATATTGCCTAATATAGATGGTATAGAAAGTATAGAGTGTTTGAATTGTGGAACTATGTATAGTGCCGATGGCATTACTGCCGAGTTCGATATTCAAATACAAATAACATATAGAGATATTGAAGGAGAGAATGGAAGTTTATAACTACATTAACTCCTAGAAAAGGAGGAAATAAATGGCAAGTTACGTCCCAGAAGGAATAACAAAAATAAATAGAAGCCAATTCCTTACATTCTTAAATACTGGCACAAGTGCAGTTCCAGTATGGAGTGTATTAGGTGTAGGTATTACTGAATATGGAATTGATTATAATCCTCAAGTAGATACTGAAAAATGGATTATAGAAGATAGTGCTAGAAACGACCATACTTCTAATCAAAAACAAGGAAGCGTAACACAACGTTGTTATAAAGGCGATCCTGTATTTGAGTTTATTAATCAAGGAAGAGACGTGTTAAATTATAAAGCACAAGTATTAGACGTTGATAGATGGAATGGTAGTGGTAGTTCTTACCCTGCTAAACTAAACGACGTAATAATTACAATTACAAGATATATGGGAGAAAATGCAGAAATCGAATACGATATGTATTATGATGGCGACCCTGTAGAAGGAAATGTAACTTTCACAGGCAACACACCATCATTCACACCAACTGCAAGTTTATAAAATAAACCTTAAAGATGGGAGGTTAAATCCCATCTTTTTTATATAAAAGGAGTTTTATGGAAGAGTGGAAAGAAATTAAAAATTATGAAGGATTATATTGTATAAGCAATTATGGGAGAATAAAATCTTTAAAACACAAAAATGAAAAAATATTAGTTTTATCAACAAATAAAGATGGTTATTTAAAAGCAAAATTATTTAAAAATGGCAAATCAAAAGTTGTATATGCTCACAGACTTGTTGCCATAACATTTTTGCCTAATCCTAATAATTTTATAATTGTAAACCATAAAGACGAAAACAAGCAAAATAATCATATTAATAATTTAGAGTGGTGTACTTCAAAATACAACAACAACTATGGAAGCAGATATTATAAAAACAATAGAAAATTGTATGTTAATGAAGCACTTAAATTATTGAAAAGTATTACTAATAAAAGCAATAAAATAAAAAAAGTAATAAACATTTTAGAAAAATTAAAATAATTTTTTCATAGATGGGAGAGGAAATAATGGAAGAGTTTATTCAATTAAAAGAAGATAATGTTTTAAAAGTAAAAATCAAAGATAGAGATGGGAATATAGGTTGTGAATTAAGATTTGATTTAGAAGATATAGAAATGCCTTTAAAATTAAGCAAGATGGAATATGAGCATAATAAAAACCAAGAATGGATAAAAAACCAATTTATAATCATAGATAAAAAAGAGAACCCCAAAAAAGATGGGTTAATACCTTATAAAGAAAGATTAAAATTAGAAGCATTCCAAGAGTTTTATAAAAAAGAAATTGATAATCTAGATTTATTATTAGGGGAAAACAAAACAATGGAAATCCTAAATACAATGAAGAGAAAACCATATTACTCTATGTTTGACGATATTAACGAGTTACTAACTCCAATACTACCTAAATTGCAAGTTACTGCAGACCAAGTAATAGATAAAGTTAAAAAGAAATATGCAAATAAAGAAGAGGACAATGCTTTAGAATGAATTATCCTGAATATGTAAAAGTAGGAGATAAAAAATACCATATCAATACTGATTTTAGAGTAGCTATAAAATGTAATCAAATAGCCGAAGATAATTCAATAGGCGATTTAGAACGTGCTTTAGGCGTTATTTATACGTTATTTGGTGAAGAAGCGTTGAATGATACTAACAATTATGAAAAGTTGCTAGAATTGGCTAAAAAATATCTCAAATGTGGTAAAGAAGATATTGATACTAAAGAAGACCCTGATATGTCATATCAAGAAGATATGGACTACATTGAAGCCTCATTTATGAGCGATTACCACCTTGATATTTCTAATACTAAAATGCATTGGTGGAAGTTTAACAAGTTAATGAATGGATTATCTAATAGTGAATTAGGGAATTGCTGTATTTTAAATCGTATAAGAAACTTGAGAAACTTTGACGAAAGCAAAATAGAAGACCCTAAAGAGCGACAAAGAATACATAAAGCAAAAATGCAATTCGCTTTACATAAGAAAGAACCTACATTAACTAAAGAGCAATTAGAAAGTATGGAGAAATTGAATGAATTACTAGGAATATAGAAAGGAGGAACATTTATGAAATTAAATATACAATTATTCGCAGATGGCGAAGTTTTAATAGAAGCAAAAATGGAAACAAGAACCATAGACCAACAAATAGCCGAATTGGAATATGATTTAGAAGCATTAAATAAAGCTATGAATGATCCTAAAGCAACTCCAAAAATGCTAAAAGAATATCAAAAAGACGCAAAAAAAGTTCAACAAGCATTAAAAGAATTAAGGAAGCAACAACAAGAACTAAATACAAGTGCAAGTGGTAATAGTGGCATTTTAAAAAGTATGACTAAATGGGGATTAGCAATATTTAGTATTAGAAGTGCTTATATGTTAATAAGACGTTCGGCTAGTGAATTGGCACAACAGAACGAAGAAATAGGCAATAAAATACAAGCAATAAGAGGGGCAATTACAAATATGTTAGCACCTGTTATAGAAGTTATAGTTAATCTAGTATATAAATTATTGTCTTATTTGAATGTAATAACTACAAAGTTTTTAGGAATAGACCTATTCAAAGATAGTGCTAAAAGTGGTAAGAAAGCCGTAGGAAGTGCTAAACAATTAAAGAAACAATTAGCAAGTTTTGACGAAATGAATGTATTAAGCGATAGTTCTTCTGGTGGAGGTGGTGGAGGTGGAATGCCCACACCAAGTCCAATTGATACGAGCAAGTTTGCCGAAACAATTACAATGTATCAAGAAATGTGGAACGAACTATTAGCAATAGACAGAGCCGACGCTAAAAAAATGCTATTAGAAAGCGATAAAACCTGGGGTCTATTCAAGTTCGGTTGGTTCGATACTATACAAGGAATAGCAAGATTTATACAAGGACTTGTAGATACTTTTAAAGCAGTATGGGAAATCATACAAGGAATAGCAGAAGGAAACCACGAAAAAATAAAAGAAGGTGTAGATAATCTAGTTTTAGGCATATTTGGTGTTTTATCAGGAATAGCACAATTCTTATTAGGACTAGGAGAAATGGCAGTAGGAATTATAAAAGGCTTCCTAAAAGAGATTTACGATGGAGTAGTTAATATATTTACAAAAATTAAAGATGCGGTAAGTAAAAAGATTTCAAGTATAAAGCAAACATTAACTGATAAGTTTGGAGATATTGGAACTGCCGTTGGAAATATATTTGGAGATAAGTTTCGTGCGATAGTAAATGCAGTATTAAAATCAGTAGAAAGTTTACTTAATAAACCTATTAGTTCTATCAATAGTTTACTTACTAAAATCAATTCAATTCCTGGAATAAGCATAAGCAAATTAAAAACATTCTCATTCCCTAGACTAGCAAGAGGTGGAATTATTAACCAACCTGGAAGAGGAACTTATGTTGGCGGTGCCATAGCAGGAGAGAGCGGTCACGAAGCCATCATTCCATTACAAGATAGCCAGGCATTAAGTCAAATAGGAGAAGCAATAGGAAGATATATTACTATAAATGCTTCAATTACAAATACAATGAATGGAAGAGTTATTAGTAGAGAATTACAAAAGGTTCAAAATGAAAACTCATTCGCAGGGAATAGGTAGGTGGAATTATGTTTATAAATAAAGATAGTTTACAAGTAAAAATAAGTGGTGGTT